CTGAGAAAGATTTGGCTATGGCTGGCGGCAATCCAGAAATGATGAGACAAGTTGCTGGTGTTAAAGACCAAGTAAACAAACTTATTCCATACGATGTTCAAGACGTAACTCGCGTTATTCGTGGTGGCGGCAAACAATTGCTTGATGACAAAGTTGGTTCATTGATTAAAAATTCAGTAAACAATGACCGCTTTGAGAGAGACCTTGTTCTATACGGTTCTACTCCAAGATTTAAAACTAATGAAGAAGCTCAAGCGGCCTTTAATAAAGGAAAAATTCAAAAAGGCCAGCAAATTATTATTGGAAAAGAAGTGGGTATCTGGGAGTAATTATGGCATTTAAACCACAAGCTACATTAGGGGACGCTCCTATTTCTCAAGAAGCTCCAGCTGCGTCTGAAACGATTGTTGCTCCGACTGTAGATGTTGGTGCTCCTCCTAAGTTTAAACCTACTGGAAGTATCAAAGATTCTGGTGGTAACTACGGATTTAAGAAAATGGGTGAGGGTGAAGGCGATTACGTCTCTACTTACTCTGGTGGTCGTAAGTCTGGCAGTCAAATTGCTGGTGAAACACTAAAAGCTACTGGTATTGGTGGTGCTATTGGTGCGTTTACTCCTGAGATTTTGACTGGACTTGGCATTGCTGCTGCTCCATTTCCATTAACAGCTCCTTTAGCTCCAGCATTGCTTACTGCTGGTCAAGCTGCCCGTGGAGCACGTTTAGGAACTGCTGCTACTTCTGCGCTATTAGCTGGTGGTTCTAAGTTAGCTGGTGAATTAACTCCAGGAAAAGAAACTCCAGTGGCTATCCCTGGAACTGGACGTACAATGCCTCGCGGTGAGCTTGTAGAGAATGTTGTTGGCTTTGGCGCTCCTGCTGCTGGTGCTGTAGCTAAAAGCGTAGTGCTTAGAGCTCCATTGATGCACAACGTAGTTGCTTATTTCCGTCAAAAGAGTGGCTCTCAAGGTGAGTATGCTGATGCAGCTGCCCGTGAGCTTGCTAACTTCCGCAATAGAACTCCAGTAAATGAGTTGCTACAAAGCAACCGTGCGTCTCAACGCTTAGAAGCTTCCAATACTGATTCATACCGTGAAGTATTTAAGTTTTTACAGTCTAAAGACCAAGCCACACAAGATGCAGCTATCGGTAGAATATCCGCAGCTCAACAGCAAGCAGATAAAATCCTTGCTGATGCTACACAGAGGGCTAATCAATTAGTTACTACTGATAAGGCTAGAGCCAAGCTAGTTTTAGATGAAGGTGATGCTGCTGCTCGTAGAATCATTGACCAGTCTGTAGATGATGTTGCTAAGAAGCTAGGCATTGCTCGCCGTGCTGAAAGTGCTGCTCGTAAAGTAACAGCTGCGCCAGGACAAACACTACAGTCTATTGGTAACTTCAATGTGACCAACGCTGAAATCGGCGGAAGCTTACAACAGCGTGTTGTAGCTAACTTATCATCTGAAGAGCAAGCCCTATCAAGCCAATACACACAAGCTCGTAAGGCTGTGGATGACATTGTGCGTCAAAAAGAAAGCCAAGGCATTGGCGTTAAGAATACTCAAGCTTTTGCTGAGCTCCGTGACTTTATTGATAGCAAGCTTTTACGCGGTAGGTTTGGTAAGGAAGCGCAATTCGCTCCAGTGACAGAAGCGCAACAAAAAAATGTTTACGAAAATATCCGTAAAGCCATTAACGACCAAGAGATTTTAATCGGGGTTAGCCAAGACGGTACGCCAGTCTATCGTAAAGTGCCAACAAGCTTTGAAGCGCTTGACCATGTACGCCGCAAGTTAGGCGAAGTGTTTGATGGCAAGGCAGTTGAAGGCTATGACGGCTTATTGAAAGACCAAGCTAGAGATTTATACGGAAAAATCCGTAAAATCCAAACTGAGTACACAGACAATGCTTATGACAGCGTGCTTAAAAACTATGCAGAAGGCAAAGGCGCAGTCAATGAACTTGGTATTCCTACTGGTGCTAAGCTTACTAAGACTGACCGCTTAAACCCTGAGTATTTAACCTATGACCCATCTGGCTTGCCTAATGAGTTTTTCTCAAGCCGCAAGAAGGTTCAAGACTTAATCACTTTGGTGCGTGACCCTGCTTATGTAGAGCAACAAGCATCAAATCATGTGGCTCGCGTACTTAAAGACAAGGACGCTAAGTTTGCAGAGAAATATCTGTTCGACAATAAAGAATGGATTAGCTTATTCCCTAACCTAGAGCGTAATGTAGCTGCTCATACGGCTGCATTGAAGCGTGGTGAGAGCGTAGCGCCTAAATCTACAACGCTGGCTCAATCATTGCGTACAGAAGTTAAAGCTCTTCCTGGAGTAGCACAGAAAGAAGCTGCGGCAACACAAAAAGAGGCTGCAAAATCAGCAAAACAGATTGAAGAAGAATCTCGTAAGCAAGCTAAACAGATTATGGGTGAAGCTCAAGCACAAGCTAAAGTTTTAAGTGCTAGTGCTAAGCAAGCTCAAAAACTATTGGGGACTGGAGACCCTGTAGCTGAGATTGAGAAGCTTATCCTTACTGGACAGACTAAACGCTTAGAAGAGATTGCTCCTCTATTAAAAGAGGATGCCAATGCGATGCGTGCTTTCGACCAGTCATTGAAAATTACGCTTTCACGCGAAAACCCAGCTACTATTGTTGATAAGTGGGAGCGTACAATTAAACCAGCATTATCAAATACAGGCTTAATCTCACCAGCACAAGCGGACAACATTACTAAACGTATTAACCAAGTAAGAATGACGCTTGAGCCTAATGAGGCGGCCTTAACAATGGTATCTATCATTCGTGGTGGTACTACATCATCAGTCGCAAGAAGTTTATCAGGAGAATAAAATGGAATCAGAAATGTTAGCTCGTAGTGACATGGAAATGACTAAAGCTGAGCGTGATGCTGGCCGTAACGAAGCAGAAGGCTCTAAAGAAGCTCAACGCTACTTGCGTGAATTGCGTATGCAAGATGCTAAACGTGCTTCAGAAAAGCGTTCAATGCGTAAAGGCAAACGCTAATGGCAAAAAAGGACAAGGGGATAAATCCTGCGCTTGAGGATGCCGTATCAAGCTTACTAAAAGAAGTAATGGCCGATAGCATGGCTAGTATTACAGATAAGACTAAGGTGATTGACCGTGCATTGAAGCTGGAAGCCATCAAACAGAAGATGCAGGATGATGAATGGGGCAGTGGCTTTGTTGCGGATGATGACGATTAAGGTTAGTATGTGAGTGTCATTAATCAACGGGGATATTTACATGAACGAAGTCGTTTTGCAATTTGTACGTTTAGCTTTACAGATTTTATCTGATAGGCTGCTCACTATTATTGTATTAGTTTTATGTTTCACACTGGCTTGGTACACTGTTACCCATCCAGATTTAATCAGACTGGGGACAACTATGTTGTTCTCGGTTTTTAGTTATCTTCTGATAAAAAACAAGGAAGGAAAACAAGATGGAATACCAAGACAAGAAGGATAAATGTGCTATGCCAATCCGCTCACAAATTCCAAGTGACGCGGTTAAACAAGTAGCAACTGGCGTAGGCAAATGCCCATCAGGCGGCTACCGTTCAATGTTTGTTTTCGGTGGCAGCGGTGAATCTAACGTATCACCTACCGATTTTAAAGGCAAAAAGGTTAATTAATTATGGCTAATAATATTGCTTTTCAGCCAATGGGAGCTTTGGTTGTAATGACTGCATCATCAGCTAATGTGCAGGGCAATGTTGTCACCATTACTGCCTCAAGCCCGTCAAACCAATACTATGTATCTAACCCAGACAAAGACAATGGCATTTTTGTTGCGTATGGTCAAACAGCTAACATTACAGCGTCAATTCCAGTCGAAGGAACTCCTGCTAATGTAGTTTACATTCCTCCATATACTTCTAAAGTGTTTACTGGCCCTCAATGCAGTGCTACTAAAACAGTTTATGCACGAATGATTGGCCCACACAACAATGCAGTATGCTATGTCTGCCCAGGTGAAGGCTTGTAATGACGCGTAATCAGCCAGGTCTCAATTGGATTGAAGAAGCTTACAAGCATATAGGCCAAAAAGAGATTGTTGGCATCAAGTCTAACCCATGGATATTGAAGCTGTGGCAATTGAAAGACAAGTGGCTTGGTACTGACGATAGCAAAGTGCCTTGGTGCGGAGCTTTTGTTAATTATGTTTTGACTAATTGTGGTTACTCAACCATTAAGACTTATTATCGTGCAAGAGACTGGGCTAAATGGGGTCAAGCATTACCTAAACCATGCGCTGGATGTATTGTAGTGTTTCAACGTACTGGCGGCGGTCATGTGGGCTTCCTTTTAGGACAAGATAAGAGTGGCAACCTTTTAGTGCTTGGTGGAAACCAAGGGGATAGCGTAAACATTGCTGCTTTTGACCCGAATAGAGCTATTGCCTATCGCTGGCCTAATGAAAAGGCAGTGCCGCAAAAGTTTTATTTACCTGTTACAACTGCTAAAGTAAAACTTAGCACTAACGAAGCATAGGAGATAACAATGTTTAATTTCATCTTAGAACGTAGCAAAGAACCATCATCATGGCGCGGCATTTCTTTATTCTTAACAGCTTTAGGCATCTATGTTGAGCCAGCTTTATACACACAGATTACAACTGTTGGGGTTGGCATTGCTGGTCTTATCGGCATGGTAACAAAGGATAAGTAATGAAAAAAGAAACTAAAATCGCAAAAGTAATGCGTGAGTTTAAAAAAGGTGAGCTCCATTCTGGTAAAGGTGGCCCAGTAGTTACCAATCCAAAACAAGGCATTGCTATTGCATTGTCTGAAGCGTCACGCATGAAACGTAAGGCTAAAGGTTCTGCTCGTAAAAGCAAACGATAGACAGCATGGCTACTAGCTTATCAATCAAGCGTGGTGAAAAGCTACCTACATCACAAGGGGCTGGTCTTACTGCTAAAGGTCGCGCGAAATATAACCGAGAGACTGGAAGCAATCTAAAAGCGCCAGCTCCAAACCCTAAGACTAAGCGTGATGCCGCTAGAAAGAAATCCTTTTGTGCGCGTATGTCTGGTATGCCAGGCCCTATGCGTGACAGTAAAGGAAGGCCAACACGAAAAGCCGCTTCACTTAGAAGGTGGGGCTGTAGAAGGTAAGTGGTGGGGCTACTAGCAGTTCCAGAGTTGAGTGCTAAATTCCACAAGGGTTAATAAAACAACCACGTTCGCCCCATAAGGGTAGGTACTCGCTGCACTGGTGCAATTGCCTTGCGTACGCGCTGCCAGCATTTGCTTTCCCTATAAATGGTGAGGTACTAATGTTGGACGAAGCTACCGTTTAAAGAAGTTCCACGTTCCCTCATAAATCTTAAAACTCAATATCTTTTAATGCCTGTGTTGCAGCAATGTTTATTGTATCTACTTTTAAAGCTTCATTAACAAGCAGCGGCAAAACATCCCTCATTTCTTTTGTCATGTCAGAATAATGAACGCAATGCAAAGCTCTTAATTGTTTATAAGCATCGGTATTTTCACTTATATTCATTACATCCATTACTTTATCTAACGTACAAATACTAAAATGGTTGTCAGTAAATAATTTATTAATTGCCGTCTGAACTACAAGCTTTTTTACTTGAGGTATCGAGGATATGCTTCCAGTAACCATGCCATAGTCCATCTGAATATCCTCTGTCGTATTCGTATTGTTTGTCGAGCTTTCTTGCCCACTTGTAGAAGATGAACCCGACCCAAAACCCAATCGAGAAACTAAAAATGCTTTCATACATACTATCCCCTTTATTTTTACGCTGATTGCAACAGCTTGCCATCAAATACATACGTTCCTACATGGCCTAGCTGAACCCACGGTGCGGCATGAACCTTACCGCCATGCTTACGCCATAGCATACAGAAATGATAGTCTTCTGATAGCAAACGATTAGTGCCTTCCTCTATGCTGGTGGCAAAGTATTCTTTAATCACATCAGCTTTGATTGTGCCAGCCAAGTCTAGTACGTCATTATTATAAGTCGGTACTTTATCTGCAAGCTTCTCAAACACTTCACGTTTAATTAGCATGAAGCCAGTGCCGCCGTTCCAAATCTCTACTGGTTGATTGACTGGGATGGTCACTGAGTTTTCGTAGCCTACTAGGTTGACTACAAAGCTTCCTGTATTGAATTGAAGCTTCTCATCAGGCTCGCCACGTTCAACAGCAGCACGAACAGCCGCCCAGTTAATCTCTTTCTTAGGGTAAATGCCACAGATAATATCTTTATCGACTTCAAGCATCGGGAATATGTCTGCTGGATTAAATTTAATATCAGCATCAATGAACATCATGTGGGTGGCTTCTGACTTCAAGAAGTTATGCACTAGCGCGTTGCGTGCGCGTGTGATTAAGCTCTCATTAAACATGAAGCTATATGTTACTGTCACCCCAACCTTTTGCGCTTGATTTTGAAGCGTTAGCATTGCTTGAGTGTAGTAGCCAGCACACATTCCACCGTACATTGGCGTGGCTATAAAGATATGGTGCTTGTTCATTTAGTTTCTCCAATCAATCTGTAGTTAGCAACAAAACATTCATCACCGTATCTGTTAATGACTGCCTTGCGTTCCGAAATAATATTATGGCCTTGCGTGCGTAAATCAAACACACAAGCCGCCAATCTCATCACCCCAAAAGCATCTAGCGCGTATTTTGCGTCAATCGGCAATCCAGCCTCTAAATGCTCTAAAATCATTTCTTTTTGCGTCTTTTTCATATCGTCATCCCCTCCGAAAAAAAATTCATGTTTTTGGTAAGTATTTGATTATAAAGTGCTTTTCTTTTTGTTGTTTAAAACAGTCCAGCCGTCATAGTTGTAAGAGCGCAGTTCCGAGCCTTCCCACTGAATATGAATGGCTAAATCATCTGCAAGCCAACATCCTAATTGAGTAGCGCTGGTTGGGTGCGTGGTATAAGCCAATTTCCCTGTTCCAGTCCTACATTCTTCATCAGTAAGCACAATGCGTCCTCCGCCTGTGTTTAATGTGTACATAATCGGCTTTGCTTGTGCGCTTAGCGCCAAAACCGCTAATATTGCTCCAATTGTGTATTTCATTGCATCTGTTCCTTTTTAATGAATGAATCAACCACATCAAGCACCTCAACAAGCGTCACCTTGCCATAATCATCACGCTCAAGTTCAAGAAGTCTGTCATGCACTTGCTCTATCGCAGTAACAAATCCAGTTTCGTACGCTTCACCAATTACTCGTTGTAGCATCTTCGTTATCCTTTATAACGCTAGGTAAGGTGGGAGCTGCCAAAAACGTATGCTCCCAATACGTCCTAACGGCTAGCAGGGCGCTAGCTCACCTTTTGGCTGGTGGGGTTCTATAACTACTAAGCATTTGCCGCCTTTTATTGGTTCTGCGCGGAAAACGACTAGCTTTTCGACCTGACAATCGTCTTCAAAGACAAAACTCTCTAAAGCGTCTAAAACAGCCTTAATACGATTATCAATATCGGTTTTACGCTTATCGCGTGGGCGTAAAGCAATAGTCACTTGCAATGGTATCGTTCCAAGATTAGGAATTTGGTTTTCTAGCAAATAAGCGACTACATCCTCTCTAAATTTGCGTCCTTCCTTCGATATAAAGCGCCTATGACCATTTGCACGCCAATAGGAGTTGATAGAAGGCGGATAAGGCAAATTTAAAGTGATTACCACGGCACTTCATCCTCATTCTTACCACTGTTTACTTCTACAGGGTACTGAGTTTGGTTGCGGTCAGGTTTCCAAGTGTCTTGCGATAGGCTAATAAGCTTCCCCATTGCAGTCGTTCTTTCCCAAGCGCTAATTTTAATAATATCCCCAGCTTTTGCGTCCTCTAAAAGCATAATCTGTCCGCGTAAGTCGGGTGCTCTATCGTTTTTCTTTTCCTTCTGCGTAAACAACACGCCTTTTCCTGGTTGTGCATTGTGTTGTGCCATTATTAATCCTCCAGTTTAATTTTTCCTACATAACCGCCTTCAATATATGGCACTTGTTGTTTTTCAAACCATATTCCAATATCACCACATGATGTTTTACCATGATACACATACAAATACTGTGGCTCTTTAGGCTGTGGTTTAATGCGGTATTTATAAAATGTAGTTTCCCAATCAGGTGGACTATCAGCCTCATACCATCTAGGATTTGCATTTTCTCTAATGTCAGCCTGTTCAATCTCAGCACCATCAGCCCATGCTTTTATTTCTTTATGCCATTTATGTTGTGCCATTATTCCTCCTTAAAAACAATCTGTGTTGCAATTACCTTCTTCATCGCAACAAGTGGTGCAAGTGACCATCCTTGTTCCTGATGTTACGGTATGAGTTGTGCAATTTGCATAAGCCGTTAATGAAATTATTAATAATGCTATAGCGATTAATAACTTTCTCATAATCATTCTGCCTTGAGATTGTCTTTTCGGGCTTTAACGACAGCTGAAGTAAGTCTAATCATATCGTCTGCTTCCCATGTGCTAATAAACTCTTCATTAGCGTGACGGATAGCATGAATACGCTCGTCTTTCTCTTCTAGCTTAATCTTTGCACTCGCATAAATCTTAGCGCAAATCTCGGCATAGGCATCGACCCACTCGCCAAGTGAGTTATGGCGGCTGTAAACCTTTGCGCCTTCACCATCAGGAATATTTAACGGAATACCCATTGGCTCTTCGGGCTCATCATTCAAAATCTCTACTTCGCCCATGTCTTTAATCGGAGTTGGCGCTGGTTTAACGTCAAAGTCCATGACCTCTTCTACTGCGTAGTGACCTAGAATACAAGCTGGGTAAATTGAACGTACTGCGCGACTAATTACGCGAGCTCTAAGCATATCTTCTGGGTACTTTTCCCATCCTGAACCCATGCGGTACAGTCCAGCTTGCTTAGCCATGTCAATTGTCCATTCGACAGTAATTGAACCGCCAGCTTCATGCGTGAACGTGCCTGAACATTTAGTGCGAGAAACTTCATTCCATTTAACCTTGCCGCCAGCTAGTTGGAAACGCGCGAGAATAGCTTGGCTCTTTAGCGCTGGTCTGCCTTGGATGATGTCATACTCTTGCACAACGGTTGCTGGGTGCTTATTCTCAGCTTGTGCGACCAACATCACTGCCATGACCTGTTCTTTTGTTTTAAAGCCGTAAAAACCCGACTTAACAATGCTTTCAGCCATGACGCTCATATCATTTACTGGAACTAGGCTAGTCATTTGTCTGCCCCCTCGTAATAGAATTAATCGCTTGCATAGCGTGAACAGCGACTTGTTGTGCGCCTGTCATTGGAACACCTGCTATTGCTGGTGGGTCTATCTCTAGTTTTACATTGACTGCTTCGTTTGCTTCGTCATCTGTAATGGTAATTGTGATTGTGCTCATGCTTTTCTAGCCTCCATAAGTTGTTTAGCCATTGTTACTGCCGCAAATGGCATCTTTTTCCCTGCTTCTTCACTGTCTATCATTGGAATAATTGCGTGCATTGCTAGTCCAATATATAAATCCAGCAAAATAGCTTCATATTCTGCTTTGTCTTCATTCAAAATGCTCATAAGGGTACTCATTTCACTAAAAAGCGGCGCGAGCCAGCTTGCTCCACCACAAATTGTTCATAAATGTCAGGCATCGCGCTTTTGAATAAATCAGCTGAGAAACGCTTGCTTGGCTTGCTATTTTTCCATGAGATAAGCGTGCGCCCATCCACTGAAACTAATTCACTATTATCGCCCATGATTGCGCGTAGCTTAGCTTCAATTTGGTCTGCTTTATCTTCGTATTGCTTGATGACTTCTTTAATCTCTTTGAGCGCCATAACACCTTGCTCAATCTGTTGATTAGCGAGCATCCGTAAACCATTCTCGATAGGGTACAAAAGCTTGGTCTGCTCAATCGTTTCAGGTTCAGGCAATGTCTGAGCATTAACGTGACCCCAAAATACAGCCATTTGCTTAATAACTTCGTCCTTCATAGCTTCTGTGATTGTGAAGTCGAACGTCTGAAATTCTTGACCGCCGAACAGAACAGCAAGCACTACTCTGTCAACATTGTGAACTGCGGCTTCATGAACTATCTGAACATAATCAGCTGGTGGTATGCGTAAATCATCAACGTCAAACTTACTGCGAGCCCCAGCGTTATAATTTTTTGCTTCAACGAGCGTGCTTCCATCAGCACTAATAAAATCAAAGTGACTGCGTAGCCAGCTATGATTGGGGTGAGTAAGCATATAGTCCGCATCTTTTAATTCTATTCCTAGTCTTTCTTGTGCTAATTGACCAATGATTGGTTGCATCACATGACCCATTTGTACCGCCTCAATACCACTTAAATCAGGCGCTTCTAATTTGCCTTGCTTCTGCATAATCACTTCAATTGCTTTGCCATTAACTGCTTGGCGGCTGTCACTAGCCCACCATGCGCTATTTCTTACTGCTGGTTCAAAATCACTTCTATCATTAGCCATGATAAGTTTCCTTTATCGTTAGGTTTGTTGTAATAAGTTTTTAAAATGGTTCATTTGGCATTGGAACTGGAACTAATTGCTCAAAGTGTTCAGCTTGCTTGCCGCATAAATGGTCATAATCGCGTGCATTTTCCGCGTAATACTGCTTGTTTACTCCCGTGACTAAATCAACGTACGTCAAGCGTGGATTAGTGCATACAGTAACGCGCAAGTGGGTACAGTCTATACAGAACTTCATGTTATTCCCTCGTTAGTTGTTGATAGGAAGCTCTACAGTAGAGCATTAGAATTGTATTGTCAATCATTATTTTTTCGGTCATAGTTACTGCACTTGCTTATTGTCATAAGTGAGCTCCTTAGCATTTTTTTAGCCTCACTTCGGTGGGGCTTTTTTTTGCCTATCCGCGCGTAAACAAAATAAACGGCTTTGTGGATAAGTCTGTGGATAACCTGTGGATAGAATGTGGATAACTTTATTTTCCATACCCATATCGTATATGTATTAATATATATAAATAAAACTTACGTTTTATTAATACTTCTATTCTTATATTTCTACATATCCATATAGCATATATAGCATTGCTTAATTTTTAGGCAAAAGGAATTTAAACCCATCAAAGCCCACCTGATTAGTTGAAAGCCAATTGACCATAAATCTAAGTTGCATCTGCCATGAAGGCTCTAAGTCTTTACGCTTAGATAATTCAATCGCCAAGTGTTTGACGGCTTCAAGCATATATTTCTTTGTGTAAAAATCACCGAACCTGTAAAGCGTATATTTGCCTGTCTTTACTGGCATTGTGTGATTCCATATCATGCGTAAAGTAAAAAATAAGTGCTTAGTTTCCATGTCTTTGGGATAGTAAAAATTATTGCTTCTATCCTTCCATCGCCAATTTAAATCTAATTCATTTTTGCTTGCTGATTCAATTTCCATGTTATCCCCCATGTGTTGATATCAAAATTAAAAGAAAGGGGCTAAAAAACCCCTTAAAATTAATCCTAGGTGTATTTATTTAAGTAAATGAGAACCCTTTTTCACATTTTTGCTTAAACAGTATTTATTACCCATTGCCTCAATGACTGCTTTCACTTTTTTAGCGTGTTGCTTTTTGCTTTCCTCGCTTGGTGAACTTAGCCCATAAAAATTAGAGATAACAAAATCGTCATCGCAATTACTAAACTTGAATAAATTAAACATAATTAAACCTCCACAATTTTAAATGTATCAATGCTAGGTACGTCTTCCATATATCCATCAGCAACCGCCCTCTGCATATCATTTATAAAGCAATTAAGCTCATTTTCAGCCTCTTGGCGCGTGTTAAACGTAGTCTTGTAAGCTTCACCATCAGCGTCAACACTTAGCCAAGTATTTAGCCAACCATCAAACAAAGTAAACTCTTGAATTTCAAATTTAGTCTGCATATTTAACCTCGCATTTAGCCTCTGTATTTTTAATACCAAAAAGAGCATCTCCAGCTTCACTAGGAAACCTACTGCCTAAATCAGCAATGTGCGTAATATCTTGTTTTTCATCAATGCCAAAGCATTGACCAATGTAATACTTAATTTCAAATCCATTATTTACACGCACAACTCCAACATTTCCATGCCCAGCGCAAAACCATACAGTACCTAATATCTCAAAGCTCATTTTTAAGCCCCCTCTTCAATTAATAACTGCTTAAACTCGTAGGCGCTTAATCTATCTTGCTTACTTAAATAAGCGGCTTCTATGTATCCATCTGAATGACCTTTTTCTTTTAATTCTTTAATAAAATTTAATGCTTCTCGTATAAGTCTGTTCATAATTATTCTCCTTAGAATTAAATTAACTCATTAAATCGTGTATATTTTCTTCATCATGTGGGCGCACTGATAAAACTTGGTCAATTGCCTCCTGTATCACTTCCCAATTAATTCCTTGATTGGCATCGTGATAATGAAAAAGTAACTCAAGAACCTCCTTGCATTGCTCATCGGTTAAATGTATTCCATGTCTAATGGCTTGAGCGTTATTGATATCGTCATAGCCCCAAACATCATGCAATTCTGTTTCGCCCTTGGTATTAATAACTAAGTGAGCCATTTTGAGCCCCTTTCGCATTGGTATAGTTAAACTCGGATTGTAAAATCAGCGCATGGCGCATAATTTGAAATATTGCATAAGCCATAATAAGCCCCTCATCTGTTAGGAAAATGATTGCCTAGTGACAATCCTATAAGCGCCTATTAATAAGCGCCTATAAGTTGGCATTAAGCGGCTACTTCTAGCGCTTCTGTCTTCTCTGATTGCACCCAAGAAGGCGGCTTGTTGTCATAAGTAAAACTATCGCGTAATGGCATCACAACACCGAGCACGTTATCAGCGGCAAAACGTATCATTGCGCTGTTACTAGCGCCGTTATGCTGTACTTTGCAATTGCCTCCGCATATCAAGCGTGCGGCTTTATCAAAGTCTGCTAGGTAGTCATTGTTAAAGCTTGTAGCTTCGCCATTCACTTCACTAGGTATCACGCGCCGCCAATTAGGGAATAATCCCTCTAATAACAAGCCCCCAATTGATTGCGCGCCGTCATCAATCGTAAACCTATTGCCTTCAATCGTGATGATTAAGCTTGTGGCTTTAGTCTTAATTGCACGCTCTAAAGCTTCACGCGGCAAAATAGCGCTTAATCCTTGCCTTTCGTTGAACTCGAATTGAATAGCTAACAATCTGTGTCCATCAGTTGAGACTGCTGTTAATCCGCGCGTATTGCTTTCAAAGTAAATGCCATTTAAATAAGCACGGATATCTTTTTTAGCGGCGCATAACAATAGCGCCTTTACTTCATTGGTTTTAATTGTGAATTGCATAATAAAGCCCCTCTACATTAGGAAAATAAAATAAAAAACCCAGCCAAGCATAGCGCACCAAAAAACAAGCGCGTCCAATACATCTTCACGTTTTCGCGCCATAATCAAGCCTTGTTAAAATCTTTAATATAAAAATTGAATCCAGCTTTTTGCATTGCATTAAAAGCCCTTTCACTCAAAGGCTGGATATTCTTACTCTTTTGTAATGCTAAATAATCGCTATACGTCATAATAAAGCCCCTATTTCGTTAGAATAATGATTGATTAATATCAATCCTTAAGCCCTCTTAAATTAATCGCTTAAAAGGGCTTAAAATTAATACTATGCCGCCGCTTGTACTTCTACTGTTACATTTTGCGCTTTAATATAATCAGCGGCTTTTTGTGCTAATGCCGCCGCTTTAAATATTGCTTTATTATCGTCACGGCAAGCTTTTAACCATGATTGAATATAGCCCGCATGGCGCAAATCACCCTCTATCTTAAAATCAGCACATAAGAAGGCGGCGCTAATTTCAGCCACAAGCTCTTCGAAAGCATAAGCTGGATTGCCGAATCTACCCTTGTCAAGCTGTCTATCTAGTCTGTGCTTAGCGCCAGTCCAATGGCTTAATTCATGGAATACAGTAGCGTAATAATGCTCTTTAGAATTAAAAGCGCTTGCATTTGGCATTTGAATATAATCTTTTGACGGCATATAAAACGCGCTATCGCCGCCGTGTTTGAGAATAGCGCCCGTTTCAGCTATTTTCTGTTCAATTGCTGGAATTGGATTAAATGGCGTAGTGTTTTCAGTTTCAAGCGGTAGCAATTCCGCGTCAGTTTGCTCGGCATTGAATACGGAATAGGTTTTTAAGATAGCAAAGCTTGACGTTTCACTTTCGCCGCTTTCATTGGTTTTTGTTTTACTCATAGGTTTAAAGAAAACAATTTGCGTAGCTTTCTCGCCTTTCTTTACATTAAAGCCCTTTTCTTGCCATTGCTTATAACTAGCCCATGCAGGATTGCTAAAGCCCGCCATTCCTAAGATTAAAGTGTTGATACCTGAATATGGTTTTTGCGTGATAAAGTTTTTATCAGCGCTTGAATCCGCTTGCCAAGGTTTAAGCCACGGTAAAGCGCCTTTTTCCAATTGTTCGATAATTTTGTCAGTTACTTGTTGATAAACATTGATTGTCATAATAAAGCCCCTCGTTAGGTTGTAAGGTGAGTAGATTATAATCTTATAATATTAATTGTGTAAACATATTTTTTATATTTTTTTATATGTTTTATATTTTTTTTATGTATTAATAAATATATATTAATAAGTATATGAATTAATACATATTTATATTAATAAATATATGTGTATTAATACATATATATATATAAGGTATAAATTATTAATAAATATATGTAGTGAATATGTAATAAATATATAAGGGCGATATTTAAAGCGATACATCTGAAAGATATATACACTGCGCGCGTTTACTTTTAATTAAAAACCTTTCCGCGTAGCTTCGAGGGTAACCCTCCATTTTTTATATGTGTATATATATTAATTATTATTATTTTATAAATATGGGTTTATAAATATGGTCATATTCTGTGATTTTGTTTTTATATTTATATGCCCAACTCGAATGGGTTTCGCTTGCGTTTGTGCGTGAGCCCCAACTCTCTTCCCCCCAAAAAAAAATACGTTTTTCTTGTATTTCCTATTTATTTGTATTAATGTGTTAGTACCGTATTAGGAGAAAGACATGATAGAGATTACAAAGAAAGTACCATTACCAGAATTAAGAGAAAG